TCATAACCCAAAGGTCGCAGGTTCAAATCCTGCCCCCGCTAGACCACTGACCCTCGCGGTTTCGGGCGAGGGCTGACGTGATAGGAAAGCCCGGATCGGTAGCCTCAAGAAACCGATTCGGGCTTTTCCGTTGAACGGGTCCACCTCGATGCGGCCGATGTACGCGCGGAGCACGGCCTTCACCTCGGCTACGCTGCCCTGCGCCAGAACATCCTCCAGGTTATCCAGGCCGGCCATGATTTGGGCCACGGCGGCGTCCACGTCCTGCTTGAAGTTGCCGGCGGCTTGAGCGCCGCGCAGCCTGGATTCGAGCGCGGCCTTTTCCTTCGCAAGGTCGTTCAGCTTGACGGTCGCCAGGTCGAGGTTCACGCCACGCTCGATGGCTTCTTCCCATCGCTTCATCCGCGCCTCGACGTCGGCTATCTTCGCGCGCCAGGTCTCGGCTGAACCATTGTTTGGGCTGCTCTGGTTCGCCAGTTCCGCCTTGACCCGCTCCCGGATGTAATCGCTTGAGGCCATCATCTTCAACCGCCTGCCGAGCGCCGCAAACACCGGTTTCTCCAGGCTGTCGCGCCGAAGCAGATAGCTCTTGCAGACCGTGCGTCCCTTCATGGTGTAGCCGCCGCAGGTGTAGTAATGGTTCTTCAGATGGCCGTTCCTCTTGCCGCTGGTCGTCGTGTGGCCCTGCAAATTGTGGCCGCAGGTGCAGACGGCCAAGCCGGACAGGTGATAGGCCGCCGCCAGCGCGTTGCCGCGCCTGAAGGGATTGTTGCGCTCGGCGCGCTTGGCCTGCGCGAGGTCGAAGAGTTCCTTCGTGATGATTGGCGGGAAGCCGTGCTCCTCGTCCCCCATGACCCAGTGGGACTCGTCGTTCCAGTTGACGCTCTTGCCGGTCGGTTCCGGGAGCGGTTTCACGGCCCCGCTCTCAATCCGATGGTACTTGCTGAAGCTCCGCACGTTCCAGACATTCGCGCCGTAGTAAACGGGGTTGCTCAGAATCGCGCGGACCGTCCCCACGCTCCATTTGCCGCCCCGGGGCGACGGGATGCCCTCAGCATTCAGGTCTTCGAGAATGGAGCGGACGCCTTTTTCCTCGTGGGCGCAGGCCTCGAAGATTCGCCGCACGACCTTCATGCGCTCCGGCGCGCCGACGACGAGCTTGGAACGGGCTGACTCGTCCTTGCTCGGCTTCGCTCCGTTCGCGTAGACCTGGACATGCCCGTCGGGGAAGATTTGATGATGCGCCCCGCCCTCGACGTGGCGGACGGTGTAGAGCGCGTTGCCGTTGCGGTCCACGACCAGGCGGTCGTAGCCGTATGGCGTCGGCCGCCCGGCATCGAACCCCTGCTTGGTAAGCGGAATCAGGCCGCGACTCGTGTCGGCGGATAGGTTGACCAGGTACTGGCCCGCCTCGGCATACTCCAGACCGCTGGCGATGAAGTCCAGGAGGCGGTTGCCGGTCTTCTGAATGCCCTGAACGAAGTGGACGCGCTTGCCGCACCGCTCGATTTCCCGCTCGATGTTCATGCCGTCGAGCGGGTCAATGGAGCGCGCCACGCGGTTGCGCTTCCAGAAGTACACGTCCGTGATGTCCTTTCGCGTCCGGCAGAGGTCGAGCAACTTCGTGAGGCCGGGCCGGTCGAGGATGCTGCCGCTGATGCCATCGTCCTCGCACCACGTCCCGTTTTCGAGCAGGCGAACGCCCTCGCGCGCGGCGGCCTCGCGGATGCAGGCCTTCTGCTCCTCGATGGAGCGCTCCTGCCGGTCGGTGGACACCCGAACGCAGCCGACGCCAAGCCTTGTCGCCGTCTTGCAAATCATTTCTGGTCTGCCCTTTCCTGCATGGAACGCTTTGAACCGTCGGACAGATCAGGGCATCCCCCGCCAGACAAGTCAAGGGCATGCTCGGCGGAATTTCGCGCGGCCTGCCAGCGCCGGACGAGCAGCCTGGCGAGAATGGACTCGGCCACGGACATCTGGTCAGGGGACGCTTCGGCCTCCAGTTCGCGTTCCTGAACCGACGGAGGCGGGCATACAGCCGTGTGCGGCATTCTTATTCTCCGCCTTCCATTTCTCGGCGAATCCGATTTACGTATTGCACCGATGCGCCGCACTGGTCGGCCACGTCCTTTGTCGGCAATTCCGGGTTCTCTCGAATCAGGTTCTCGACGGCCGCGCGTTTCCCGTCGTCCTGAGACTCTTCCACCGGCGGTCTGACGGTCGCGTAGGCGAGCGTCTTGCGCGGACTGAGGCGCCAGCGGAAGATCAGACTTTCCTCCTCGGCCAAGTCCAGAAGCCGCCTCACGCGGCGCGACGACACGCCTTCGGCCTCGGCGTCCTCTTGAATGCGCGCCTCGCTCTTCGGTTCCTCGGAAACGAACCGAGCCACAAAGCCCGGAGCATCATACGATGGGGCTTCCTCCTTCTCCGCGCCGCCCGCCTTCTTGCCGCCCTCCTTTTTCAGCGCCGCCGGGTCGAGGTCATCGGCGGGCATCCAGACCGGGAAAGCCCAGCGAAGGCAGCGTGGCGGCACGGGCGGCCAGGAACGCACGGCGGCTTCCAGCACCACGGCGTCGCTCTCATGGTGCCGGCGCAAGACGACATGCGTGTCCGTGGCGCGCGACTGCGCGCCTGCGCCCGCGCCTACGTCGGTCAGTTCCTTCTGCGACTGATTTCCCTTGCTGGTGTGGTGAATCAGGACAAACGAGCAGTCCAGATAATCGGCGAAGGCATCAATGCAGTTGTAGAGGTTCGCCATCGTGCCGTTGTCATTCTCGTCTTTGTTCTCCGGCATGAAGCGATAGAAGGCGTCGAGAATGACGATCTTGAACTGCCCCGGGGAAAACCGCCGGAAGTACTCTCCCATGGCAAACAGGTTCTTGAGGCGGCCGCGCAGGTTGTCCACGTGGACCCGGTCGGCAATCTCCTCGAACGGGATACCTCTGGCGTCAGCGACCTTCGGGATGCGGTTCGCGCTGGTCTCGCCGTGCAGCTCGTTGTCGATGATGAGCACGTCGCCGGCGAAGCAGTCCATGCCCAGCCACGGGCGGCCCGTGGCCACGGAGAGCGCCAGGTCTATCACGAGCCACGACTTCCCGATTTTCGGGGCGGAGATGACGTTCATCGTCTCGCCGCGCCGAAGCAACCCCTCGATCACCGGCGGCCGCAGAGCCGGGTACGTCTGGACGAGCTGCCGCAGTTTTTTCGGCATCGCCTTCGAAGGTTCGCCGACCGTCAGTTGAGACAGGTCCACGCCGCTGGCGGTGCGCTCCTCGGCCATTTGCTTCGCATGGGCGATGGTTCGCCCGACGTAGTCGGCGCGAAGCGCCTTGTCCGGGTTCTCATCGTGCTTCCGGCGCGCCGCGATGAGGAGACTGGCGATCTCCTGGTGCGACCATCCGTTGAGCGCCGCGATGTCCGCCAGGCTCAGGTCGTATGCGCTCTGCGACTGATCCGGGAAATCCGCACGTTGCCGGTTCCACGTCTGCGCGAACGTCGGGCAGAACTGCATCAGCGCCGCGAATTTCTCCGCGGGCGGCTCGGCGTCCATGCGGAGCGCCACGTCGCCCGCCTCGACGGGCCCGGCGTCGAGCGCCGCGTCCTCGCAGGCGAAGGGAGCGAAGTCGTCCGGGTTGTACCGGCGATCCTCATGGTGCTCGACAAGGCGCACCTCGACGGGATCGCTTCCCTTTCGGTTCCACGTTCCAGGCAGACGAAGGACGCGCGCCAGGTCGCCTACGGGGTCCACTTCCCAGCCGAACGTGCGCGCAGTCTCTCGAATAAGATTCACCCACCCCTTGGCGCTCTTCGCCGCCGCCAGGCGGTCCTCATCCGTCTCAAACGTCCACGGTTCCTTGAACAGCCACCAGGCGTGAAGGCCGTGTCCGCTGTCCACGATCATGCTCGGCGGGAAAGGCAGCTTGCCGAGTATGGACTGCGCGTCCGCGACCGTCGGCGGCAACGGCTTGTGCTCGCGCCAAGGGGCAGGCAGGTCAATGTCAGCCCAAAAACCTGCTATGGAGACGACCTCAGATGCCGACGGTTTGCCCTTGCAGTCCGCCCCGGCCAGCCCCACGCACAGGTACACGTCTTGCTTCTTGCTCTGCTCGGCGGCGTACAACCCGGCGGCCTTCACCGAGGAGAAGAACCGCGTGCGCCTGTCGGGCAGGGTGAAAATCGCAAGGCGGCGGTTTTCCGCGATGGTGTCGCCGCACAGGATGTTCAGGAAGTCTTCCATTTATCGCCCCTGCTTCTTGCCCGCGAAGCGCAGACGTTCGATCTCACGATCCACGTACCAGCGCGCCTTCTCCAGATCTTCCACGGCGTTCCCTTTCAGCCCCGCGCGCCAGAGATATTTCATGGCGTTGCCGATGCAGAAGTTCATGTGCTCGGTGATCTGGATGCACTCGACGCCGGACGGATGGCTCGTGTAGTGCGCCGGATGGTTCACGCTGTCACGCATGGATGCTCCGGTCAGGTCTGATCGGACTCGTCGCGCTCGCATTCGCCGGCGCATTCCGGGCCGCCGCAATTGGCGCACGGCCTCCCCCCGTTTTCCTTCTCGGCATAGCACTCCTCGCAATACGGCCGCCCGTCGAACTCCATCTCGGCGGGTTCTCCGCACGACACGCAATTAGCCCTTCGAGGGGGACTGTCATCGGCCTTCTTCTCCGTCGGCGCTTTTCCGTTGTGCCGATCCATGTATTCGATGGTCTTCTCAATCAGGGGCCGGCACCGGGGGCAAACGTCATAGTAGCCGTAGATTCCGGTCTTGCGTCCGCAGCAGACGCAGTGACGGCGGCATGCCTGGCAGAGGCCGACGCGCCTGGACGCAGCCTGCGCGAGATGGGTTCCGCAGGACATGCAGTAGAGCCGATGCCGGGCGACCGCTTCATTCAGGAACCTGATATTGCGTTTCACGGTGTCCTCCTCAGAAGGGGATGGAATCGTCGTTCGTGGATATCGTCCCCGCCAGTTCACCTTCGGGAACGTCGTTCCATCCCGGCTCGCGGCAGTCGGGCTTCTCGCCCAGTTCGTAGCCGATGATCCGGTCGTAATCCTCGCCGCTCACATGGCGGATGGTGATGCTCCTCGTCTCGGCCAGCACGCCTGATTCGGCCAGTTGGACGGCGTCCTCGACGTTCTGCGGAACCGGCAGATGTGCGCGGCGGCTCCACCAGAGTTCAGCCTTGTGGCGGGCGTAGCCGGTGTGCTCGAAGCAAATCCATTCCGACTGCCACTGGTGGTAGCTGATGCGATACTCGACGCGCATCGTTCGCGGCGCGCCTGGCGGCGCGTTGCGCTTGATGTGGACGCTGTAGCGCGTCTCCTGGACGGAGCAGGTCTCGTCGGTGACCTCGCCCGACAGGACGTCGGCGGAACTCGCCGCCTTGTCATGGTTCGGATTTCGACTGTTGTCCTGTTTGAAGAACTCATGCCCGCATTCGGGGCAGACGGAGTATCCCGACGCCACGATGGTGTGGCACTGCGGACATTCCTTCGCGGGCGCCAAATCGAATGCTCGTCCATCGCGGATGCGGATGGCGTCCACCGGGCCGTGGCGCAGGACGTTGCCGCCGAAATCGAGGACGAGGCAGTCTTTCTTGCCTTCGCACAGGCGGAAGCCACGGCCCACCATCTGGTAATAGAGGCCGGGCGACATCGTCGGGCGCAGCATGGCAACGCAGTCGATGTTCGGCGCGTCGAAGCCGGTCGTCAGGACGTTCACGTTCACGAGGTACTTGACCTCGCCTGCCTTGAAGGCCTTCAGCGTCGAATCGCGCTGGAAGTTCAGCGTGTCGCCGAAGACCGTCTCCACGCGCTGTCCCATGCCTTTCAGCGTCTCCGCGACGTGCTCGCCATGCGCAACGCCGCTCGTAAAGACCAGGCAGGCTTTCCTTTCGCGGGTCTGTTCGACAATCTCCCGGCACGCCGCCTCGACGAGGCCCTGCTGGTTCATGAGCGCCTCGGCTTCGCTGGCGATGAACTCGCCGGCGCGCACGTGCAGGTTGGAGGTGTCGGCCTTCTCGCGGCCCGCCTTGCTCTTCAGGGCGCAGAGGTATCCCTGCGCGATCAACTCGCGCACGCCGACCTCGTAGCAGACGGCGTTGAGGATGTTTTCCGGCGCGCAAATGGAACCGGACGTCATCCGAAACGGCGTGGCGGTCAGGCCGATGACGCGGGCCTGCGGGTTGGCCTCTTTCAGTCCCGCCAGGAGCGTCCGATACATGCCGTCGCCATCGGGCGGAATCATGTGGGCCTCGTCAATGACGACAAGGTCGAAGCGGCCAAGCTCTCCGGCGCGCTTGTAGACCGACTGGACGCCAGCGACGATGACAGGATGCTCGGTGTCGCGGCTGTTCAGGCCGGCGGAATAGACGCCGACCTGGGGCATGAGCTCCGGCGCGACGGCGTTGAGCTTGTCCACCGCCTGCTGGAGCAGTTCCTTCACGTGCGCCACGATGAGAACGCGACCGGCCCAGCGCCCGACGGCATCCTTGCACACCGTCGCCATCACGGGCGTCTTGCCGCCGGCGGTGGGAATCACGACGCACGGATTGTCGTCATGCTCGCGCAGGTGCCGATAGACCGCTTCGACGGCGTCTTGTTGGTACGGGCGCAACTGCATCTAACCGGCCTCCTCGATGCTCACAATGACCTTGCCATTGGGAATCGTCTCGCGCTTCTCCACCTCGAATCGGACGACCTGGCTGTCGTCGTGATACGCGCCGCCATGCTGCAAAGCGTCCCACAGGCTTTTCAGAAGGTTGTCGAGATCGCGCCGTCGGTTGTCCGGCGGATGGACCTCGATGCGCATGCGAAGCGGCCCCCGCAAAGGGCGGACGCCCAGGCCCATGAGCATGACGGCCACACGGTCCCGGTACGTCCGCCCCTCCCGACTGATCAACGTGCGCGGCCCGACCCGCCTGTAGTAGTGATTCACCGACGGGGGATAGGGCAGCTCGACGGTGATCATCCGCGCCTCCACGGCGGTGTGGGGTTGGAGGCCTGCGCGGGCTTACCGTTGGCGGTCTCGCGCTTGGCGTACCCCTTAATCTCGTTGCGCACCTCGCCGTCGGAATCGGTCTTCTGCTTGACCGTGATCATGAGCGGGAGGTTGTGCATCTCGCAGGAGTCCTTCGGCTCCATGATGCCGACGGCGCGACACAGGGCCGACAGTTCGCCCCGGGCGATCTTCACCGCCAGCGTGTTGGGGTTGTCGAGGTTCAGGCGCGCCCAGAGCAGCCGGCCCTTGAACTCCCCCTCGACCACCTGGAACGTCAGCTCGAGGAAACTGCCATTGCCGGACTTGGTGGGCTTCATCTCCGAGCCGGTGACGACGGCGACGTACTTGCCAGCAGGTATGGGGTCGAAGTCCGTGTTCGGCTCGACATTGTTCGCGTTGAATCCATTCAGATTAGCCATTGGCCACGTCTCCTTCTTTCTGAGAGGGGGTTTCACCGGACAGTCCGGCCATCAAAGCCGGCCACGACAACGGCAACTCGCCTGGCAGCCCGTAACGGTTCTTCGCCACGCACGCCGGGCTGCCGACACACCGGAGGATGCGCTCGCCTCCGTCGGCCCCGACGCCCACGGCGATGGCGCGTTCGCGGCCGAATCCCTTGTCCTCGACCTCGGTGCGGAATTTCCGCGTGGCGAAGAGCACGGCATCGGACCATTCCGTCAGGAGCGCGCAGGCATGCTTGTTCAACCTCGGGGAATAGCGGTCATAGGCGGTCGATTCGGGATCCTCGAACTTCTCGACCTTTGCGTGCGCGATCAGGATGACCGCCATCCCCTTGTTGGCGCGCAGAGCGCCGAGGGCGTCCACGACCTTGCGCCAGTGCGTGAGCGCGTGGACGTAGCCCCGCTGATAGCCGCCGTCGGCCTTCTCGATGCTGGCGACCCGATACTCGCGGCAGACGGCGTCGAAAATCAGCCGCTCCATCCAGTCGAGGCTATCCACCACAACCGTCTGGAAGTCGTGCGGCTCGGTGGACAGGGCGGCGAGGTTCGCCAGGACGTCTTCCACCGTCTGCGCCAGCGGGAACTTGTCGCAGGCGATCTCGGCCAGGCCGTCCTCGGTCTGGACAAAGATCGGCTTCGGCGCGTTCGCCGCCAGCGTGCTCTTGCCGATGCCTTCCGTTCCGTACAGCATCAGACGCGGCGGCATCGGCTGCTTGCCGCTCTGAATTCTTTCCATCAGACCCATCGTCTTCACCTCCTTCGCAAAAGGCGCAGGGGACAGGCGCGCGCCTGCCCGTGCGCGGGTCACAGGAAATCGAACACCCGGCGCTCTTCGTATCCGGTGGGCCAAACGCCGGTCAGCTCGCACTGCTTCAACCTCTCGATGGCCGCTTCGTTCTCGCGGCGGGCAAAGGTCAGAGTGTCGTTCGACAGCAGCCAGACTCCGCAGCGGAACGGCTCCTTCTTCTCGACCGCGACCATGTGGACGGGAGCGGTTTCGCCGGTCGCGCGCTCGAGGACGGCCTGATAGAACGCCATCTGGTGGGCATAACCGAAGCGACGGGCGTCGGCCTCGAACCATGTGAGGTCGTCACAGCTCTTCAGGTCCACGATCCCGCGTTCGGGGTTGAACCAGTCCATCCGCGTTTGGCACGGAACGCCGCAGTACTCGGCGCGGACGACGCCTTCGGCCTGGCCGCGCGCCAGCAGCGACACCGCCTCCGGGTTGGCGTAGACGCCATCGGCCAGGTGGGAAACCAGCTCGTAATCGGCCCAGGAGATCGGCTCCTTGTCGTGGAGAGCCTCCTTCCATTCCCGATATGCGGCGGTGTCCTTGCCGTAGGCGCGCTGAGTGTGAGGGTTGATTGGGCCGTCGCTGATGACGTAGAGCCGGTTGAACTGCTCGGCGTGCTCGAGGATCAGCACGTGCGCCTGGCGGCCGAGCGCGAAGGCTGGACGGTCCTGATCGGGGATCAGTCCGTCCTGGCGCCTTCTGTAAAGGAGCGCGCATCTGCGGAAATCGGCCAGCGCGTGGCTGCTCAGGTGGGTCTTGGACTTCTCGCGGTATTCCGCCTGAGTCTCGCGGATGAGAAACCCGAATTCGTCCGACGGCGCTGCGATTGCTTGGGCCATGACTATTCCTTTCTGCTGAACACGATGATCCATGCGTCCAAAGAGCAAAGGGGGACAAAGAACACGATCAGGGGACACGCGGTTTCCCGGCGTTGTATTTCCGGATAGCCGCTTCGGCGCGCTGCCGGCGTTTCTTCGCCGCCTGATAACTCATCCCGGCCTGGCGCGCGCACTCGGTCAAACTCCGGCGGAACAGGCGCGTGCGCGCGATCAGGCGAGCATCGCCTTTCGTGATCCGGCCTTCCGCCACGTGTTCCCGCAATCGCCGGAGATGCGCTTCATGCTCGTCACGCATCTCGATGAGCAGGAAGGCTTCATCCTCGTATGGAGGCAGCAACTGTTCGACCCGGTACGGATCGGTGGGAATCTCGCGCCCGGACTGGCGCCACTCGCGGCAATAGCCCTGGTAGAGATCGTGCACGGTGTCGTTGATGATCTTCTGGACGAGGCGATCACTCCGGTTTCGGAGGTTCAGCCGGCAGACCACCTGGAGGAACGTCCACGTGATATTGTTCCATCGGGCGTCCAGGCTGCCGTCCCATCGCCGTTTCTGGAAGTGAATGGATTCCAACCCCGGCCAGAAGATGGCAAGGAGTGCCGTTTGCAAGCGTGGGTCGTTCACTTTCGCGTGGGCGCGAAGGATAGTCCGTAGCACGATGTCTTTGTTCGGGTCGCGGGAGGTGCCTCGCCGCATGAAGCCGACCACGTCGTCCCACGAACTGAACTGAGCGAAAAACGGCTCCGTCCCTCGAAGCGCGTCCAACAATGCCCCGTACTCCGCGTTCCGCAACTCACGACGCAACGTCTCGTAATCGCGCCGCCTCTTACTGGAAGACATGACGCCCAGCCTTTCTGGCCGGGCGTCATGCGCCTCAGATGTGGCCTAATAAACGGGCCTCAAGGGCCTCGGAAAAATGGGGTGAATTAGCCCTGAGCCACAGACTCAATGGGCTTTTCGGAATCCGCCTCGCTGACCGTCGAGCATGTGCGGCACACCGCCAGCACCTTGCCGGTCACGAGGTACTGCACCTTCTTGTACTGGAGGTGCAGCTTGCACTCGCGCCAGACACCAAGAAGCGTCTTGCACTTCCGGCAACGCCACTGTCGTTCCATAGGATTTCCCCAAGAGGTCGGACTGCTGTGGGTGACGCCCAGCGCGTCACCTTCCGGCCTATGGCGGAAATTGCACGAAGCGGCCCCCAGAAAAACAAAAAAGGCCGTAACGGGTTGCCATGCAACCTGTTACGGCCCAGCTAGTCCTCGTTTCAGTTGCGCGAAACAATCCGAAACGAAACTGAAATCATCCTTTGAACTTCATCGTCTTGTCCAAATCGCCAGCGACATCCCAAAGGATATTTAGCATAGCGGCTGCTTTGTCTCTAAACGCATTGCTTACCCTTGTCTCCGACAACTTACACCGCCGAGCCAAATCCTTGCGCTTGGGGCGCGGAAGCAGCTCTGGTGTTCCGGTTCTTTTCTGACACTCAAACGCATGGTCTTTTGCGGATCGGATATGCGATTTCAGTTCTCTCGTAAGGAGGTCAATTGCAGTCGCCCTCAACGCTCGTTTTCGAGGTGGCAACGGGGGACGCGGGCCAGATTGCTCAGGTCGGGTTTCGGACATCCCAGGGATGCGAGAGATCTCCTTCGAACGAGGCGTCTCCTTCCATATCTCGCCGCGCCGATACGTCGTGATCAGCACTCCCGGCACAAGGCGCAACCGCCGTTGGCAATCCGTGCAGAAGTACTCGCCATCTTCGTCCAGGACCGCCTGGTAGTCGGAACGCAGCACCGGCGTCGTGCAGTGCGGGCACTCGACCATCTCTTCGGCGAGGAGCAAGCCGCTTTCCGCAAGCAACTCGAACACGGAGGCTACCTGGTTCCGATCCGCTCGCAGGATGTCGGCGAAGTCGCCGACTCTCATGACCCCGTCCGTCTCCATTTCCTGAAATTGCGCGTCGACCTGCTGAATGACGCTCGCAAGACCAGGATGCCGTTCAGCTAAGTTCGCGCACTCTTTGAAGTACATATCGCACCACGTCCTCGCTGTTGGGGGTCGGGAAATTGACGCGCGACTTGTCCCCGACGACATACACATGAGCCTCGCCCTTCAGGGGGTTCGGAATAGGGCCCGGCTGAACCTTAGGGAGCCAGTAGAAGTTGCCGAGATGCCCCGTGCCTTTCTTGGCGATGCTTCTCATGGCGCTGTTGATGACGCCCTCGCCCAGCGCCGATTCGCGCGGACTCGCACTTTGCGCGGCCAGGCGCCTCCCATGCGCGGTCCGATACTGGATGCCGTGGGCCCGGGCTTCCGACTTGCCGGCTTCCTCGAGCTCGTGGAGCTTCCGGATCGCGCCGCAGATGTCCACCAACCCGAACATCTTCTCGATGTCCAGCCAGCCGCTCACCAGCTCGTAATACTCCTTCGCCACTTGCTGGTACAGCGTGTCGCTCGGAAGCTGTGTGATCTGGAGCATGGCCGTGTTGGCGTGCAGGTTCCACTCAAAAGCCACGAGCGTCCGCGAAAGGTGGTTCATATAGGCCTTCAGAATAACCGTCGCGCCCTCCTCGGTCTCCTTCTCTTCATCGTGCTGCGGCGCGCGCTCGGCGTACTCGCGTTTCTGAACGGCGGTGACGCGCAGCGTCCCGTCCAATTGGACGATGGAGGACAGTGTCAATTTCTCCGGCAGGATCAGCGGAAGTCGCGCGTTCAGTAGGTTTCCGACGCCGTGACGCTCCAACTGCCGGCGAACGTGATCGACATCCCTCCATATCCGCACGTCGGTCCGGGGGCCGGTGAAAAGGAAGACGTGCTGCTTTCCCCAAGGCGCGACGGAATCCAGGAATTCCACCAACTGAGCATGCGTGAGTCGCTCCTCGTCAAGCGCTTCCTGAACCCGCTCACGCAGATCCGGTTTCGCGCCGGCTATCGGCAGATCAACCCGACGCAGGAATTCCTGGACATACGACTTTCTGAGTGCGAGAACAAAATCCACCAGCGCTTGCCTTTCGTCTTCGGTGTACGCAGGCGGCTCCAGCAATGTGATCTCGTCCATTGGCTTCCTTTCCCCTCTCATAGCGCCCGGTGGACTGCTACTACTTTGCCCTGAACACGGAATTCTTGTCCGTCTACATAGATCGGCTTCATCCTGTCGTTGGCAGGGTCGAGCCGGACACGACCCTGCTCAATACGAAGGCGCTTGAGCGTGGACTCGTCATCAATCAGTGCCACGACGATATCGCCATCGTCCGCCGTGTCCTGCCGACGAATGATGACAACATCGCCGTCGAGAATGTCGGCGTCCTTCATGCTGTCACCGTCCACGCGCAAGGCATATAAGTCTCGGCCTCGTCCAAGCCGCTCGTCGACAACGAGCGTCTCAGACGGGTCTTCAACGGCCAGATTCGGCGCGCCGGCGACGATGCGGCCCAATATCCGCACCTCGACCGAGTCCCGCCTGCGCAGCCCGCGGCCTCCGCGAACGACGAGAGACCGTGCGCCCAGATTCCCGCGCCGCAGAACGCCTTTCCTCTCCAGTGCCTGAAGCAATTCGAAAGCGCTGGAGCTCTTAATGCCGAACGCACCGCCGATCTCGCGCACGGTCGGCGGCAGGCCGTTGCGAGCGATGAACGCCTTGATCCAGTCGAAGATCTCGCGCTGACGGTCGGTCAGGCGCTGCGCCTCTGCCATGCTGCTCTCCAAGCTGAAAGAAGCACACATTATCCCCTAACGTCCGTTAGGAGTCAAATCGCTTCGTGTCGTGTCCCGCACAGGCGATCTTGTCCCCCTTTATGCCTGTAGGAGGACCCTGTCAACGTTCAAGGGGAGGTGAAACTGACTTGAAACAAATCCTGAAACTGGGCCTGAAACAAACCCCGGAAACGGGCCTGAAACTGAAACAGGCTGTTTCAGGTTTTGTTTCAAGCGCAACATGCTGTAGCGCAGCGCGTTATGGAGCATTTGAAACAAAGAAACACGTTTGCGCGCACACCCCCCACACCCCCGTAGGGTGCGCGAGCCTGAAGGCGTCGCGCACCGGACCGGAATGTGCGTGCGCGAGGGCTGTTTCAGGTTCAGCCTGCGCGCACCCCGGCATGCCGTGCGTGTGCGAAGTTCCCAAGTGCGCCGCCGTGCCGTTGCACGGTCGCCACGCCGTGGGTGACGCAGCCTACGCACTCGTGGACTTCACGGACGTGGAACGGGTTTTGAATCATTCATGGCATGTGGTCCCCGGCTACTCAACGTGCTACGCCTACTGCGAGATAGGGGGCAAGCAGATATCAATGCACCGTTTTATTCTTGAACTCCCTCGCGGCGACAATCGAACGAACGACGTCGACCACGTCAACGGCAACGGTCTTGACAACAGGCGACACAACATCCGGGTGTGCACGCGCAGTCAGAACAAGCGCAATAAGCACCGCATCTGCGGACTCTCCGGTTTCAAAGGCGTGACCTTTGAGAAGGGAGGCGGAAAGCATTACTCAAAGCCGTGGCGTGCCTATACGAAGTCGAACGGGGTAAAGCATTGGCTCGGTTACTTCGCCACGCGCGAAGAGGCCGCAGCGGCCTATGATTCCGCAGCGCTCCAGGAACACGGGGAGTTCGCGCGGACGAACGCCAGTATCAAAGCGAACCCGGTGCAGACACCGCGCATGGTGCCGGCTGACAGGGAGAAGATGTTGGCCTATCAGCGCCGGTGGCGGGCATCCAAGTCCATATAGGTACTTCCGGGCGAATGGGAGGGCCGCGATGTTGCAGACCCATCTTTTCACGAGAATTTGGATTTTGGAAATTGGGCTATTGTATTTGATTTCAACATGGACGACATGACATGGCGAAGGCCGGCGCATCCGAGACGCTGAACCCGCTGGCGATGTCCGGCGTGGACCTGTGTTCGACGCTGCTGAAAGCAGGCGTCAAGCACCTGACGCCCGCAGCCATCGGCGCGTGGGTGCAGAAGGGCTGCCCGCGCAACCCGGATAAGACCTACAACGTTCTGAAGGTTCTGGCGTGGTTCGTGAACGAGCGCGCGGAAATCCCTTACAGGCCGAGCGCGGAGACCGACGAGGTGGAGAAGGAGAAGTTGGCGGTCCTGCGCGAGCGCAAACTGACGCTCCGTCAGAACCGGTTGGCGGACGCGAAACAGCTGGTGGATCGGGAAGAGGTGCGCGAAGAGTGGATGCGGCGGCTGCATTCGTTCAAGAGCGGACTGGTGACGTTGGCGCGGGTGCTGGTGCGCGAGGTCGTCGGGCAGCCGGCGCCAGTGGTGCAGAAGGCGGTGGATGACCGAGTCAACGATGTCCTGCGGGCCTACGCGGAAGGGTGGGATGGCGACGGCGAGCTTCCGACCGGGGAGAAGAAGCCGTGAACCCGAAAGGCAATCAGATCATAACGCCGGCGGACCAGCGGGCGGCGCTTCAGCCGACCGAGAACCTTACGCCGTCGCAGTGGGCTGAGAAGTACCGCCGGTTGCCGCGCGGCCAGAGTAACCTCTCCGACCGGTACAAGAACGCCCTGTCACCCTACTCGACCACGATCATGGACCTGTGCGCGATTCCAGGACTGGCGCAACTGGTCGTCATCAAGGCCGCGCAGATCGGCGCGTCAGAGGCGTTGCGGAATGTCGTCGGGTGGGCCGCTCATTTGGTCCCGGATCCTGCCGGCATCGCCATGCCGGACGAGAAGAAGGGCCGGGCCATCGTTGACAACCGCATCCTGCCGCTCTTCCGAGGAACGCCGCCGCTGAAGAAGCTGATGACGCCACGGAGCGCTGACGCGACGAAGCAGCAGGTCAAGCTGCAAAATGGATTTATCCTCCACCTCATGTGGTCCGGTTCTGCCTCGAGCATGGCATCCGACCCGATGCGAATTGGAATCTGTGACGAGGTCGACAAGTTCTCGCCGTGGACGCACGGCCAGGGCGAGCCGGTCTCACTGGTGCAGGCGCGCCTGCGGACCTATGGCGAGCGCGGCCTCCTCATTGCCGCCAGCACGCCGAGCACCCGGTACGGCCGCATCTGGCAGCTCTTTGACGACTGCTCGATCAAGGTTTACTTCTACGTCCCGTGCCCGCGTTGCGGATTCCGGCAGCGCCTGCTGTTCTCGAATCTCAAGTTCGACAAGGGCGACAAGCCAGACCGCCATGACCAGGCCGACCACATCCGGCGCAACGCCGCTGCGTGGTACGAGTGCGCCGGGTGCAAGGGAAGGATCCTCGAGGCCGACAAGCCGGCGATGTGCTGCGCCGGCAGATACCAGGCCGATTATGGCGAGAGCGTCATCCTGGACGCTGGCGGGCGCGCGCACGAGTCCATCGAGACAGTCGAGGCGTTCGCCCCAGGCACGAGCGTTGGCGTCCACATCTCCGGCCTCTACTGCCTGTGGCTGTCCTGGGCAGAGGTCGCGGCGCAGTTCGTTCTCGCCCAAGGATCGCGCGAGAAAATGTTCGCCTTCAAGACGGACACGCTCGGCGAACCGTTTGACGAGCAGACGACGAAACTTCACGCCGATGCCTTCACGCTCAAGGCGTCTCGCGCGAAGCTGCCGGAAGGCACCATCCCGAAATGGGCCGTGGCGCTCTCGGCGACGGTGGACACGCAGCACCGGTTCTTCAAGGCCGTCGTGCGCGCCTGGGGACCCACGGCCGACGGCGGCGGGATGGAGTCCGCCCGCATCTGGCACGGCCGCCTGGAAACCTTCAATGACCTGGACAGGATGCTACTCGGCCGCCTCTGGCAGTACGAGGACGGCGCATACCCGCCGATTCGCCTGCACCTGCTCCTGATCGACACCGGCGGCACGCAGCTCGAGAGCGAGGAAATCTCCCGCACGACGGAGGTCTACAAGTGGGTCCACGAACGTGTGCGCTGGAACGTCCGTGCGATCAAGGGAGCCAGGCGCGCGCACGGGGCCCAGGGCGCCATCCACATTTGGCCGGCGAAGGCCGTCCAGCGGACGGATCAGGGCAACGCGAAGCAACACCGGCGCACCGACCTGACGCTCTGGATGCTGGACGTCCACCACTACGCCGACGAGCTGGCCGACCTCGTTTCGCGCGGTCGGAAGAACGAGGCCGAAGAGGTCTGGCACCTGAATACGCGCAACGATTCCGAATACAACCAGGAACTATCGAACTGCGTGAAGGTGGTCGAGCGCGTCGGCAACCACCTCGAGGAGGTCTGGCGCCCGGTGTCCGAAGGCGCGGTGATCGACTTCTTCGACTGCGAGGTCTACCAGGTCGCCGCCGCGTACATGATGCAGGTCCACACACTGCCGGCACGGGCGGTGATCGACGCGAGACGGGAGGAGTTGAAGAACGCCGCCGCATTGGAGGCGCAGCAGGCGCGGGATCGAGAGGCGGCGCGGAAGTTGGAGGAAGAGTCAGAGACGGGGCGACGCGAGCCTGATGGTTGGACGCCGACGCCATTCAAACTTTAAGGGAGAGGCTGATGAAGATCGAGATGCGAAAGACGGCCGAGGTCAAGCCCTACGAGCGGAACCCGCGCATCAACGATGCGGCCGTGGATGCCGTGGCGCGCAGCATCAAGGAGTTCGGCTGGCGACAGCCCATCGTCGTGGACGCCGCCGGCGTCGTGATCGCCGGCCACACGCGCCTGAAGGCCGCGCAGAAGCTTGGCCTCGAGAAGGTCCCCGTCCACGTCGCCACGGACCTGACGCCCACGCAGGTCAAGGCTTACCGCATCGCGGATAACAAGCTCGCGGAGCTGGCCGAGTGGAACATGGAGTTGCTGCCGATCGAACTGGCGGAACTCAAAGAGGCCGGCGTGGACATGACGATGCTCGGATTCAGCGCCGATGAACTGAACCTTCAGCCAGGGCAGACCGACCCGGACAACGTGCCGTCGCCGCCGGACAAGGCCACGAGCGCCAGGGGCGACATCTACCAGCTCGGCAACCACCGGCTGATGTGCGGGGACTCCGGCTCCGTGGCGGACCTGGACGCGCTCTTGGCCGGCGCTCCTGTTCATCTCGTGAACACTGACCCGCCTTACAACGTGAAGGTCGAGCCGAGGAGCAACAATGCCATCGCCGCAGGTTTGTCGTCGTTTGCGGGCTATGGCAACAAGCAGCACGCCCCTGGCGCTGGCAAGGGGCTGACTCACCACCAGGGATTCGACCTGGCGCGCGGCAAGAGCAAGGCCCACGGCACCAGCAAGAAGATGCGCGCCAAAGACCGCCCCCTCGAAAACGACTTCGTCTCGGACGACGCCTTCGAGAAGATGCTCCAGGCGTGGTTCGGCAACATCGCCCGCGTCCTTCAGCCGGGGCGCGCATTCTACATCTGGGGCGGCTACGCCAACTGCGGAAACTACCCGCCGGTCCTGAAGGTCTGCGAGCTGTATTTCAGCCAGGCGATCATCTGGGTGAAGGAGCACCCCGTTCTCACCCGCAAGGACTTCATGGGCAACCACGAGTGGTGTTTCTACGGATGGCGCCTCGGCGCCGGCCACAAATTCTACGGGCCGAACAACGCCCTGGACGTGTGGCCGATCAAGAAAGTCAACCCGCAGTCCATGATCCATCTGACCGAGAAGCCCGTGGAACTGGCCACGCGAGCGATTCAGTATTCGTCTCAGCCCGGCGAGAACGTCCTTGACCTCTTCGGCGGGTCGGGTTCAACGCTGATCGCCTGCGAGCAGACGAGCCGGCATGCGTTCTTGATGGAGTTGGACACGCAGTACTGCGACGTGATCCGGCAGCGGTGGGCTGAGTTCGTCCACGGCGCGGGCTGCGATTGGAAGAAGCTTACGCCATCAACGAACGGCGTTAAAGCGAAGGAGGCCCGGAAGTGCGTCCGGGCCTCCCGAAAGGTGAAGCGATGAATGCGTCAGCCGGCCAGCGCGAACTGCCCCCGGTCGACCTTCTTGAACCGGGCCTCGCTCCCCTTCTTCTGAATCTCGCGCAGGATGCTCGAGTACAGGGTCGCCGCCGGCGTCTTTCCGGCGGTCTCCCAGAGATTCTGTTCGAGGATGGCCTTGACGACCTCCTGGCAATTCATCGGCTTGCCGGCGGCCTTCATGACCTGGATCGCGGCGTCCACCAGACCCAGGCGTTTCTCTTGGCCCCGGGGCGCGCCCTTTTGGCCCACGTCGCGCCCGGACGCGGCCTTGGTAGCTTTGGGCGCGGCTGCCTTCGTCTTCGCGCCCTTGGCGGC